GAGAATAATACCATTACGCCAGAGTCTCGCTCTAAAATCTCTAATCTTGTTACGGCTGTTGTGTTCCCTGCTTTGGAGCCACAGTCAGGCCGCCTTCGTATTAATGGCACGCCTGTGCATTTTGATTCTTTTATTGCCAACATTCTTACTGGTAAGAATAAAGCAGACGCTGAGGGGCGTGATTTCAGCTGGAAGGTAATTACTTACAAGGCATTACAGTTAGATGGAACTCCACTATGGCCAGATTGGTTCGGAGAGGTGGAGATGGAGAGAAAGAAGAAATTTTATGTAGATTCCGGGCAGCCTCAGAAGTTCTATCAGGAATATATGATGGAGGTTCAAAGTGAAGATGATGCAATCTTTACAAGGAATCATATTAAATATTGGGATGGGGATTATGTACATGATGAAGAAACTGGGATCAGCTATATTCATACGACCGAGGGAGATGTTAAGCCGATTCATGTCTTTGCGGGTGTGGACCCTGCTACTGATTCCACTCGTAGGGATAGTGATTTCAGCGTCATACTTTTTGTGGGCGTTTGTCCTGATAATAATATTTATATTCTTGAGTATATACGGAAGCGCTCGCTACCTGTTCTCGGGATACCGGGTGAGGGTCGTAAGGGAATTGTGGATTACATTTTTAAGTATAACCGCATCTACCATCCAAATTTGTATACTATTGAAGAAACGAGTATGTCAAGACCAATTTTTCAAGCGTTGGTTGCAGAAATGCGACGCAAAAATGATTTCTCTGTTAAATATACAGCTGAAAAACCAGGAACAAGAATGTCAAAACGAGACAGGATTCAGGAAATACTTGCTCAAAGGTTTTCAATTGGTTCGGTACACCTCAAGAAAGATATGTACGATCTTCAGCAAGAAGTTATAACCTTTGGTCCAAGAATGGGGCATGATGATACTATTGATGCATTAGCTTATGCTTGCAAGTATGCACATCCCCCTAAAGGAATTATTGAAAATAAAGATGGCAGTTATCATAAGCATGTACCAAGAGCGAAGAATTGGGTGGTAGCATAGATGATTCCCGGTGTAGATGAAAGAGCATTTGATAGCATGAATTATGCTGCAGCTGATAAGACTGCAGTTAATCTTATGGGTGATAAGGCCAAGGTAACTAGCGATGATGTTCATAATATGCTTATGGCTGCTGGATTTACTCCTGGTTTTGGAAATATAGCTGATGCAGCAGATGCAATATTATATGCTGCAGAAGGAGAGTGGGGAGCTGCAGGATTGTCTGCTGCTGCTATGATTCCTTTTATTGGTCAAGCAGTTTCTGCTAAAAAAGCATTGAAGATAGCAAAGGAATCTGGTGAAGAAATGGTAACATTATATAGGGGTGTAGATCAATGGTTTCCTGGTAAAATGGTGAAAGATAGAAAATTTGTAGGAGCTGGAGCTCATGGTTTCGGTTATGCTACGGCAAAAGATATCGGATTAAACAGAAAAACACTCTGGACATCTCGCGCTAGAGACTATGCAGAACAACCAAAATATGTTGGTAGGGGTTCGGAAAAGATAACATTGGAATTTGAAGTTCCCAAATCATATGTGGAAAAGCATGCTCATAGACATGCTGTTACTGGGGAGGTTACGGGAGGTGGAATGGAGACTCTTTTTGAGGAAGGTTTGCCTGTAGAATTCTTAAGAAAGGTACATAAATGATAGCAGAATTAATATTAACCTCTATGCTTTCCATTGAAGAACCGAAGATGATTGTGGAAAAACCAAGAATTGAAGCTAGGAGGAGGGGGAAGCAGGATAAGCGTCGTCGTAAAGGCGGGAATGGATTAAGATAATGGCAGATTACTTTGGAACAGATGATTTAGGAGCAGAGGATAAGAGTCCCTTAAAGACTGGCAATATGCGGAGAGAATATAATAAATGCGGTAAGGGATATAAAACAGTTAATGGCAAATGCGTTAAAATAAAACGGGGAAAGAATGGCAAATAATAAAAAAAGAGTAGATCTTGTTAGGCAGATATTCCGAAGGGCTAATTCGTCCAATAGAGTTCAATGGGAATATATTAATCAGAAAGGATTTGATTTTTCTAATGATAATCAGCTTTCAGAGTCAGAGAGATCTGCGTTGGAAGATCAGGGAATGCCTACATTTACGATTAATCGTATACTTCCAGTAGTAGAGATGCTTAATTTTTATGCTACTGCAAATGAACCTCGTTGGCAGGCTGTTGGTGCTGAGGGTTCAGATGTTGATATAGCTGCATTATTTTCTGATGTTGCTGATTACATATGGAGTAGATCAGATGGCTCTACTCTTATGGCTAATGCTATAAATGATTCTATCACTAAGAGTATTGGCTATCTGCAGATAGATGTAGATGTTGATAGTGATCATGGAATGGGCGATGTTATTGTTAGACAACCAGAGCCATTTGATATGTATATAGATCCTAAATCAAGAGATATTCTATTTAGGGATGCTGCTTTTATCTTAGTACGTAAGGTACTGCCCAGAAATCATTTACAAGTATTATTCCCTGATTATGTAAGGAAGATAGCGAAAGCTTCTTCTGATGAGGGCACTGATTATGCATATACAGAGAAGGCTATTGATAGCGCCCGTAAAGACTTTCATTATAAGGATATTACTGAAAGCGAATCCATAGATCCGGAGACTGGAGAGAATGATACTTTATTAGAATTTTTTGAAATGTATGAAAAGATCAAAGTTTCCTATGTTAATGTTTTTTACAAGGTCCCGCCTGAAAAAGAAGTGCTGGAAGAAATAAGTCAGCGCGTAAAGGTGCGTATGAAGGAATTGAAAGCGGAAATGGAAGTTCAGCTATTAGAACAACAACGTACAATGCAGGCGGCTGTAGCTGCCGGCGAGATGCTTCAGGAACGATATGATCTTGAAGTACAAAAGGCAGCAAAGATGGCGCAAGATCAATTAAAGTCAGCAGAACAAGAATATATGAGTGAACTTCAAGCAGAGTCTTCTCGAGTGGAGAATAGGGTTGTTAGTGAGAAAGAATTTAAGGAGATGATTGAAGTTCCTGAATTTGCAGAAATGCTTGTTGACCAGGTACAGTTCTATGAATCAAGAATAAAGCATACAAAGGTTGTTGGGGATACTTTATTGAGTGAGCAGTTTTTACCTGAGACTATTACAGAATATCCAATAGTTCCCCTTCACTTTAAATGGACAGGGACTCCTTATCCAGTTAGTGCTGTTTCGCCACTTATAGGTAAACAGCGTGAACTTAATAAGTCTCATCAAATTATGGTACATAATGCTTCCCTAGGAAGTTCGCTACGGTGGATGCACGAGGAGGGTTCTATAGATATGGATTATTGGGAAAAATATTCAAGTTCTCCTGGCGCACTACTACCTATCAGGCCAGGTGCTAATCCCCCTACACCAGTGCAGCCTATGCCATTATCTAATGCATTCTTCCAGATAGTACAAGAAGGTAAGCAGGATATGGAGTATTTAGCAGGCATTTATGCTGGTATGCAGGGTGATACAGGAGCACAGCATGAAACTTTTCGCGGCATGCTTGCAATGGATGAGTATGGAACTCGTAGAATTAAAGCATGGCTTAAACACGCCGTTGAACCAGCATTAAGGCAGGTTGGCTTAATAGTTAAGCAATATTCACAGGCTATCTATACTGCCCATAAAGTTATTCGCATTGTACAGCCAAATGAATTACCTGAGGAGAAAGAGGTAGAAATTAATACTCCAATGTATAATGAATATGGTGATGTTATCGGCAAGTTTCATGATTATGCGGCAGCTAAGTTTGATGTAAGAATTGTAGCTGGATCTACATTACCCGTAAATAGATGGGCATATTTGGCTGAATTAAAAGAATTATTAAAGCTAGGAGTGGTTGACGATATGGCAGTGCTGGCAGAGACAGATATTAGAAATAAAAAGCGTATAGCAGGTCGTAAAAGTCAGATGGCTCAGATGGCAAGCAGATTAGAGGGTATGGAGGGACAGATGAAGGATAAAGAGGGTACTATTGAAACTCTTGAACGGCAATTAGTCCAGGCAGGAATAAAGCAAAAAGTTATGCAGGGTGCTATAGAAATTGGAAAACGTAAGGAAGAGACTAAGACATCTATTGCTAAGGCTGAGAACCAAACCCTGGCTGAGCAACGCTTTTATCGTGATACAATAAGGAAGGAAGCTGCGCTTATAGGAAAAGATTTAGGCATAGAGGCAAAAAGAATAAAAAATGACTTGCAAACGTCTAAAGAAAAGAGTTAAATTATAGAGTTTATTAAAGAATAATAAGAAGAGGTACATAAATGGAAGAAGAGATACAAGGTAGTAACCCAATGGATTCGGCAACGGATGATTTTGGCTCTGCTGAGAATTTCTTTGATGCGCTGGAGGCTGAGGTTAATAGCGCAATCACTGAATCCGAGAAAACAGATAATCCGGTAACCCCTCAAGAAACTCAGGGCCCTGAAAAGGCAACCCCTGAAAAATCACAAGAGGGCACCAAAGAAGAAGTTGACTGGGAAAAACGGTATAAAGATTCAAGTAGAGAGGCTCAGAGGTTAAACTCTGAACTTAAAGACAACGAGTCTTATAAGCCGATATTGGACGCAATGAAAAACGACCGTGGTCTTGTAGATCATGTTCGCGATTATCTTCAGGGTAATGTGCAGAAGAAAACTATTCAGGAAGAGTTACACTTAGGCGAGGACTTTGTTTTTGATCCTCACGAAGCTATGACTGAATCTGGATCCGATTCTGCTAAAGTTTTTCGTAAGTACCTTGACAAGGAGGTTAATACCAAAATTGCCAAGGCACAAGATATTGAGAAACGACGTACAGCTAAGACTGCCCGTAAAGAGACTATGGATGCTGAAGCATTAAAGTTTAAAGAGCAAAATAAAATGTCTGATGAGGATTTTAAAGCAATGATGGATAAAGCTAAGAGTCATAAAATGACCCTTAATGATATTCATTATCTTATTAATCGTGATCAGGCAAATACTAAAATTGCTGATAATGTTAAGAAAGATATGCTTAGTCAAATGAAGAATGTTCGTGAAATACCTACAAGTTCCGCTGGTACAAACAGTGCTAAAGTGGAGCAAAAATATGAAGATGAAGTTTTTGATGCACTTAAAGGCGCTGATGGTGACTTAGAGAATCTGTTTGGCAGTTAATCACAGTGATTATCCTGCCGGCAGATATAACATGAAAGGATAATCCAAATGGCTGATTATTTTAATCTATCCAATCTGGGTGTTGCAGATAGTGGTTTTGATGGTTCCAGTTTAGCGACTGGTGATCTTCGGAGGAAATATAACTTCGGCGATCGTGTATCAGAACTTGCAATCGCGCAGGATCCATTCTTTCGGCTTCTGTCTAAGGCTTCAAAACAGTCTACAGATGAT